CCTGACCTTTTCAGGGCTTAAAGCTATCTCAAAGTGCATTTCATCTTTTCTAGTCCAATCCCCGCCCCAGGTTAGCCCGTACTTTTTAGCCAGGGCACGGATCATAGGTACCTTAGCTGCATCAAACGTGCCTACCTTGCCTAAAGGGTGTTTAGTTGCGTTTAGGTCTATAGCTGTGCCGCTGGCGTGGTTACTAAGTTTGCCTACCACACCTCTTACGTCTCTGTAGGCATAGCCCCAATCGTCAAACGTGCCGCCTTCTATTGGCTCTATTAGCTCGTTAAACTCTTTAGCAAAGTTAATAAGCAAGGGCGCTACCTTTTCAGCGCAGCGGATTTTTAGGTTTGTGCCCTCAACCTTAAAAGGCTTTACGCCTATCTCAGCCTGATCCTTAGATGCTGGCCAACCGTTGTAGCTAGTCTGCATCTGTAACTATTGGTGTGGATTGTTCCGCTTGCTGCTTGTCGTATTCTGACTTAGGCATTGAACTAAACTCGTCATTACCTCGGTCAATAACAACATAATCCATAACTTCCTGAGTTATCGGATTTAAGATTTCTACATAAGTGACATTTTCCATTTTATAGTTCTCCGTTAAATCCGAGGTATCCAGCAGAAGTAGTTGTTAAAACTGTGTATTGACGATACGCGGTTAGTCCACTCATACCTGTAAGTAATAGTTGAACTCCATTTGGAGTTAATCCATTGTAAACAATGGCTGTTGGTGTGCTGAAAGTTCCGCTTGAAATGTCTTGAACTTGTATTCCAGAATACTCAGTGGTACTTGATGGATTTGTTCTCATTGTCACAGGGAACTGTAAAATAGCCTGTGTGGCAGTTGCGGCATAACCAAAAGAATAACCGAGTGGTGCCGTAGCAGTTCCGCCTGTAGTTGTGCGGAAATAATAACGCTGACAAGCGGCTAATTCTCCTTGAATTGTTCCCGTTGCAGTCTGGAAAGCGGTAGCAACTGAACCCGCCTCAGCCTGAAAGCCCCAAAAATCTATTGTCGCGCCAGCAGTAAAGTTATTATTTCCATAAGGATAGATTTCTAATGCGCTTCCAGTGCCGATTGTTTTACCGCTTATTGACGGAACAGTAAATGTTTGTGTAAATCGTTGCCACGATGTTGTGATTGTAAAATTAGACCAGTAAGTATCAACAGAAGCCGACCCACCGCTTCCAAAGTTTTGGCGTATTGTTCCTGCCATTGATGTTGATGCACTTGCTTTAGCCCAAAATGAAACTGTCATTGTTTGACCTGCAAAAGTCTGAACATTTTCTATAAGTTGTCTAAAGTTTAATGACGAAGTTCCTGTTGTTGGCGCGGTTACTCTCAAGAAGTATTGACCTTCATAACCAGCAACAGGAGCAGTTCCTGGTGTGAAAGTTTGTCTTGATACTGTGCAACTGCCAGCACTATAAGTCATATATGCCTGCCATCTATCGGCTGCAAAAGTCCACGCACCATTTGGAATTGTGATGCTTGTACCGCGTTGCCACACTCCATAATCGCCGTTAATAAGTGTGTTCTTTCCAGCTGCGTAATTGCCTATGTAGCGCAAGCCTGTTGAAGTGGAACTATCTGCTACGAGGCTTTCACCATTAGATCCAGCAGTTAAAACCGCAGCTGTAGAGGCACCTGAGCCAACTACTAGATCACCTTTAGCAGTTGTAGCTAGTGACACAGTTACATCGCCTGAGCTGCCACCACCTGTTAAACCTTTGCCAGCTGTTACGGCCGTGATGTCACCAACAGGTGCGCCTACCCAAGCTGCACCGTCATAATACTCCAGGGCATTAGTGTCTTTTAGAAAACTGTACTGCCCTTCTTGTGGTGAGGTAATAGCAGCGCTACGAGCTGAGGCATTAGCAAAAACGTTAATACCTTGCATTAAATAGCCGTTGGTGTCTGCGGCTGTCAAAACTTCACCTGAGGTAAAGGTCTTAAAACCTAATCCTGCGGCCATAGTGGTATCTCCTTAGTAACTTAATACGCCGCTGTCAAGCAAACCGTATATGGATGAGTCTAATATAAAGCCGTCAATAATTGGCTCTAAAGTGGTAAGTGTTGTTTTCCAGCTGTTAGGCGTGATGCTGTGGGATATGCCAAACACCTGCAAAGTTTTAGTTAAAGTTGAACCGCCAGGCTGGTTAGTAGTAATAGTTACTGGGTCAAAAAAATCTAAATCTAAAGCTGCGGTAGTGCCTGCCGTGTAGTTATCGGTGTACAGGTCTAGGTTAATAGCATCGCAGCGGCTAGAGGTTTCGGCACGGCTGGCCACGTAGCTATTGGCATAATCCTTAGCTACGGCATCGGTTTGCATAAGTAGGTTTTGCTGGTTGTAGCTGTGTAAAAAGTATTTATCAACGCTGGCCTGGTTTGTTGTAGTTTGCGTAGTACCGCCTGTACGGGTGATATTGGCCTGGTTGTAAACTAAGGTATCGTCAAAGCGCCATATAGCGTTAAAGTAGCTAATAGCGCTGCCGTCATCATTAAAAACTACGGGCGTACCGCCGGCACTACCTGCCGTAACGGCCCGATCTTGGAATACAAAATCGCCGTTTTTGCCACAATACAAAGCCCCGTACTCGCTAATCTCTACGGTCTGCATAGCAGCTAGGGCTGTGCGCGCTGTGCCTGGGTCTGCCTGCATTGTAGTCAAACCTGCATCTATGTCACGCTGGGTAGCAGGCCAGGCGATAGCATCTAAGATTTGGTTAATACGAGTGCCTGATAGGTTTCCAGCTGTAGCTCCAGCCACCGTACTTATCTGAGCGTTTTGAGCCAGCCTAAAACCGTCCACAGCTGTTATAACCGTGTAAACTACGTCGGTTGCATTTTTAGGAGTAGTAGTTGTAAAGCTAGTGATAAAGCCTGCAAAGATTGGGTACTCAACATTGTTATAATTAGCGCTAATAGTTACTTTGCGCATAGGCGATAGCAGGCCGTAGTAGGGGCTGTTTGTATTTTGAGGGTTAAAATCGCCGTTTTGGTCAATAAGGCGCATAGACAAAGTACCAGTTTGGAATTGGTCAGCCTGTGCGTTACGGCCCCTGTTAGTTGTAATGCTATCTAATAGGTTAGATACATCTACTACAAGCGTAGGTCCTGATAGCGTGTTTATATTTAATTGGCCTGTGTTTAAGAAAAGGTCACCGCCAAAAATTGCTCCTGTACTAAAGTTAATAAAAGCCTCAACTGTAGGAATACTCACGCTGGTAACGCCCCTGCATAAGTAGTTGAGTTGCCGCGCCTTGCTATCTCATTGAGTGCATTTTGCACGGCATCTACAATTACATCTTCACTACCTACTACACCTGCATTTATGTTAATTACGTTATTGGTGTAGTTACGATCTCTATTTTGGTTAGGGTTAAAGTCAACGCCTGCTACAGGCGCATTAAGGCTGTCAGGCATATCGCCACCTACGCCCAATACATTTAGGTCATAGTTACGGTCTTTGTTTTGGTTTGGGTTAAAGGTAATGCCAGCATTGGACTTAGCTGCACCTAGCGTAGTTACGCCTGGGATAGTCAGCGTAGGGAACTTAAACTTTGCTAATAGGTCTAGTGCAGCTTGTAGGTTAGCCAGGTTAATTAAATCGGTTGACTTCATACCTGCTAAGACCCTGTTTATGTCTAGCAGCTTGGCATCTTGCTTTTGCAAAGCGCCTAATATCTTTAAGTCCTCGTTTAGCTTGGCCGTAGCCTTTACTATGGCTGCATCATCCTTTGAGGCTATGGCATCTTCTAGGTCAGCAATACTTTGCTTAACCTTTAAGCGCTGTACATCGTTGGCTATAGCTAATATCTGTGCGCCACTAGTGGCCTTACCTAACGCCTCAGCCTGGCCTATAAGCGCAGCGTTTAGCTGGATAGCATCCATATTAAAGACATCGTTACCCTTAGCTAAAGCCAGGTTTGCCTTATCTAGAATTGCCTGTGACTTTTTATCTGCAAGGATTTTAGCCTGGGCCTTTTGCTGCTCTTTAGTAAGGGCCGTAATTTTCTTTTGAGTACTTAAATATGAGCCTGATTGAATTGGGTTTTTTTGAGCGCCAACCTCTGCTGCTCGTCTAGCTTGTGCTCCAGCTTGATTAAGTAAAGTTATGTAGCTACCTAGAATTGGAATAGCTTGAACTACGCTAGCCCCTGTTAATCCTGATAGCCCAGGTATCTTTTTTAAGGCTCCTGCCATAAGGCCAAACCCGCGTATAACGTCAGCGGTATAAATAGCTAGGTTTTCCATA